TTACCGCACGTTACCGCTGTTGTTACCGCTCCGTTCCCGGCCTCGAACTCGAGCCTCCGCGAATCGGTCGGCAGCCTCCAGTACGGCGCGGTCATAGATCGTCTTCGTCGTCCTGGTTCCGCTGTGGCCGGCGACCTTTCCAGCATCGTCAATCGACGCATCGTAGGCCCTACCCTCGGTGATGCCCGAGGCCCGTAGATCCCTCGCCCACACATGGCTGGCGATTCCTGCCGCCTTCCGGTCTCTGTTGAATCGCTTCCGCCACGGCTGTTCCGTGTATGGCAATTTCGTCACTGGTGAAACGATCACCGGCCCTACGCGGGCATCTTCCGGCCAATGTCGCAGTTCTTCCATGACCATCGGTGCTTTGGTCAACGGATAGACCATGGACTTCCCGGAAGTCCCGTCTGTCTTGGAAGGGGTATATTCCAGCAGAAGATTGGCGTCGATATCCTCCCAACGGAGGCCGTGCCACTTCTCGCCCCGATCGCTATCGATGACATCGGACACGCCGACGGCATCGATCGGCACCCACTGCCCGATGACATCCCACAGTCTCAAGACTGTCTCGAATGCCAGGGCATAGGCGAGCGCCATGATCGGCTCGCCCCGGTTGTGAGCAGCCTGCCGCAAGCGGATCACTTCCTCCGCCGTCATTGACACGTCGCGAGAGCGCGGGCCCGGCAATTTCTTTCGTGTTTCCTTGAGGATCGCCGATAGTTCCGGGCACCCGGCAAAACGAAGCATGATGCCAAAACTGATGGCCGCGTCCAGAACAGATCGCGCCATGGAGGCAGCGGCAAGATGCTTGCCGCCTTCCGACCAGAGTTCATGCCAGTTCAGAAAATCAACCCCGCTTATGTCGTCGATCCGGATGGCCCCGATGTGGCCGCGCAGGTTCTTAAGATAATGATTGTATGGCCGTCGGGATGCCGGTTTCAGCTTGCGGTACGGGCTGCGCTCATGGACCTCGTACACGTCCAACAACGATCGCACCGTGCCGTCAAATTTCAGGAGATCGCGCCGATAGCCGGTGCGCCACAGGAGCATGTCCGCCTGGAGCGCATTGCACTTTGCAACGAGCATGTCTGGCTGATCGGCAATGTGCTTGAGATTGACGGTCTTCGGCTTATAGCCGTTCTTCACGTCCGTCTCGTCGGCAACCCACACCGGCGACATCCCACCGGCGAGTTTCCGCCATTTTAGGCCCGGCGCCTTGACGGTTTCCATGCCCTCACATCCTCTACGCCACGCGGGCCGGGAGCGCCGCTCTTCCCTACCCCAAGATACTCATCATAGAAGCGGGCGACCAATTTCACCGGTCTCCCGCCATGGAAAGGATCAATAGGCGGGAAACCGGGCTTAGATGCAAGTGTCGGCAGGCGCTCTCGCATCCACTTTTCGGCTTTATCCTTACCGACGATGGCCTCTGCGATCTGCCGATCCGTGGCGAACATGGGCAGATCGTCCAGGCGCAAAGGCTGGTTGGCCGGGCGCGTCACCGCCAAGCCCTCATGCAAATCCATATCCAAACGCCGCAGATGAACATGCCGGCGATCGAGGAAAGCAGGATCCATTCGGCGGCGCGAAGGTGTATGCGTGACACATATACCTTGGGGTGTGGGCATGATGCCCATACCTTTGGCGTGCGTGTGTCATGCACGTCCCTTTCGGTTTCAAGACTGTCGATCATGATGCGCCTCCCGCCTCGCCGAGCAGCGAACGAAGGAAAACGTTCATGACGGGCTCGTCGCGAATTGTGCAATTCGTCAGGCTGTCCATCATCATATCGTCGGCGAGCGCGAGTGCAGCCTTGCGCCGGACCTCAGCGAGTGTTGTGCATGGATGCGCGATGACCGCGAGTTCGGCATCGGCCATTGCATTGTAGGCCTCGTCGGTTCCGCGAGAATCGCAGTCGATTTCGTACTGGCGGCGATATTCGGCTCTCGTCTCCTCAAGTTTCGTGATGAGCGTTTGCAGGGTCGCCGACTCGGCTTTGACGACCTTCGCCATATCGTGGGCGAGGCGGTAAAGCTCCCGCTCGGCAACGTCAGCCGGGACCGAATTGCCAACCTCAAAATCAGCCTGGTCGAACGCGATCGCCGTAGCCTTGACGGCGAAGCCTTCCAGCGTCGTCGCCTTGGCACGGTGGATCGCCTTCATCAGGCGGATCAGCTTGCCGTGCAATTTGCAGAAGGAATCGTATTCCGAGCTGTAGATGGTCTCGCGATGGAGTTTCTTGACCAACTCGTCCTGCTCGGGCGTCCTCTCCGAGGAAGAGTTCGGTATGCCAGCTTTCGCAATGGCTTCCTCGCAGGCAGCGTGTGCGTCCTTACACTTCCGATCAAGCGGAAGGACCTCGGCCCGGAGAGCCTCAAACTGCCGTCCGAGTTCGATCAGTTTGGCGTCGGGGTGAAGGAGATCAGCCATTCGACTGCCCTCCCGTCATGCGGATAGGACGATCATCGTCGCTCTTCGTCAGCCCCTCAACCATTTCGCGAGCGATCCAAAGGAGATCATCAACGCGGGGATCGGTCTCGCCGACCTCGAGATCGAACTGGAGGCTGCAAATGACATTCATCAAAGTGGTTAGGCGATGCATGTCGCTATTGAAATCGTCTACGATCCATGCGGCGCTCATGCTGCACCGCCTTCCTGCCCCGGCCGGATGGCGTCCTTAACGCGATCAAGAAGTTCCTGGACCGCGATGCAGCCCCACGCGATAGCGTTGCCAGCCTCGCCAGTGACGTTTCCTGATTCAGCGGCCATGTTGATGAGTTCGATCTGGCTCCATGCCCGCTCGAGAAGGTCGACGGCTTCGCCGATGTCGGGCAAAGCTTCTCTGTTCGCCCGCGTGGCGTCGCTCGTGTTCATGGAAATCTCCATTCAGAATTGGTGGAGCGCGGGCCAGCCGCGCGATTATGCGGTGGCGGTCAGGCAGCAGTCTTTAGGTGTTCGCGGATGCGGTCGATCACGCTGGCAGGCCATTTGATCTGCTTTATGGGCGTCCCGTCACCGTGCTTCTTGCCGGTGTCCAGATATTCGCCGCCAGACTTCCGGCCTTCCGCAGTCAGTTCCCAATAGGCATGCTTGCCGCGTTTCCGATGATCGACCTGTAGTCCGGCCGCTTCCAGCGCCTTGTTGACGCGCTGCGCTATGACGGGCGGAATTTCGCGCTCGCCGATCTGGCGCGGCCCGAGATACTGTTCCTGAACCTCGGCAACGATGTGCGTTGCGTCAATCAGAGCCAGCGGATCGGTGCCAGTGATCTTGCGAGCCGCCTGGGCCGCAGAAAGAATCGACGAATTGCCCTTGAGGCCGGCGAGGCGCGCGATGCGCTTGAGGCCGCCAAAGATCGAAGCCAGTTCATTGACCTTGCCGCCGGCGGAGACAGGCTTTGCAGCCCCGGTTTCGAGTTCGATCCAACGATCAATGATCTTGGCGCGAAGCTCGACGCTGTAGCCGGATACCAGGATCAGGCACTCGCGCTTGGGAAGCGCAAATTCCTCTTGCTGGCGGCCGGCGGTATCAACATAGGTCCGTCCAAAATTGGACGCATCAATGCCAAGCGATGTGAGCATTGCTCGAATGTCACGGCGGACATGTTGGTGCTGCTTATCTGTGAGTTCCGCGATCTCGCGGCTGCTCATCGTGATCGGGACGTTCCCGATCCGTGCCGGTAGAAATCCCGGCGAGCCGGTGCTATCTATCTGTCTGTCCATTCAAACCTCCGCGGTTTTGGACGTTGCGAGGAGCCTCCTGGCAGAGGCTTTTCTATTCAGACGGCGATCACTCTGCCCTGGCAGGCTCGGTGGTCGCCGTTTTCGTTTATTCGGGCTGCTTGCTGGTGCCTCCCTTCTCTCGATGATCCCGAAGCAACTGGCGAAACGCCTCGGCCCGGGATCGGAACCCTTTTTCTTCCGCGACACCATCAACAATCGCCAGTTCCGAAGCTGTCAACAGGACAACTACTCTATGGGTGCTGGCATTGGTGCCTTTAATGTTAGACAATGCGTTTACCATGAATTGACATCCTAAGTGACATTGCTTGTGCAATTTCCTAATGTCAAGCGGTGTGTTAACGCTGATGATACTCTGGTGTGCACAATGGCTGACAAAGACAACGTCCCGGAAGATTTGCTTGGCGATGGCCCCGCCTCGCCGCCTGCATCGGCAGCAAACGACACGCAACGGCGGGTGTATGCTCTGCCGGTCGAACTCGTTGAACGAATCGTTGAGTTTCAGCGAGAGAAGGCATTACCATCCGAGGTTGAGGCTGTGCGACGCTTGCTAGACGATGCACTGAAGTCTCGCGACGACCTGACCCGGATAATAAACCGCTTCCTCGGCAAGCTAAAACATCTGCGAATTGCGTCCGAAGTCGCCAAGGATGTTCTGGTCGGGCACCCTCTGGTAGCGTCGATGAGCTTCGAAAAGGATGTTGTCCAGTTTCGTTTGAAGGACGGATGGACAGCATCGATTTCAGACGCCGGCTGGGTGTCTGTCTACGATGACAAGAACACAATCCAGTTATGGAAAGCGCCGAAAGGCGATCGCTTCGCTCCAGGCATTCTGGAAAGCGACGAGATTCCGTTCTAACGCCAACCGGCGCAATTCTGCGCCGATCGTCCTGACTGTGGTTGGCGGTTGCGGTCATGACGGCTCCGTTGACGCGGGTCATTCTGCACAAATCAGCGCGCGTGTCGGGGGACCGATTTCGGTCTACCAAATTGCTGATATCGACCAGCGCTTTCACGAGGGCTCCATCGAAACACGTTGGCCTTTATGGTCGCGGTCCCTGCGCTGATCTAGTGGCAACGGTTTGTGACTACCCTGGCCAATCATCGACTGGAGCAGGCGGCGCGTCAGATCGAAGTCGCCGTCGCTGTATTCCGTCAGATAATCGATCAAGCTTGACCGATCAGCCACCGTGCCGTTGACGAAGTAGTCGATCTTGGCAGCAACATTCTCGACTGAGAGACATGGCGCGCCGACCAGGGCGATGAAGGCTTGCCTTTCGACTTCCTCGGTGGCTTTGGCACCCGCACCACTGAGGCAACGGCAATCGTCCGCGAACATGGCCTCGCCGGCCAGAACGGCGGTTCGGTGAGCTAAGATCAGGGATGCGATTGACGGGTTAGGCATGGCGGGTTCCATCGGTGACGATAGATTAACCGTAATGCAGGAATTTTCCGACGTCAATATGAATGCGAGAACTTTCCGTCAAATCGGAAGAGCACGGGTTATTCGTCCCACGACGCCCTCCACCGAGATCGAGCCGCCGTCTTTTAGAAAATAGGAGTTGCTGAGGATCGCCATCTGGTCGCCTGGATGTCTGTCCGACATATTGACGATCAATCTGCTGCTGCTGCCGCTCGCCGGCCGACTTGCGAGATGAACCTCGTCGCCGTGAATTTCCACAATTCGAGCGCTTATCTCATGCGCCACCGGCTGCGTAATTTCTCTTCTCACCACAACGAGCATGCCGCTTCGAAGAACTATCTCTTCATCAAGCGACGGCACAAGAACGGTAGCGTAATCGCCCTTTCGAATATCAATCCCCGCGAGCGTCTCATCGCCTATAAGATAAAGATTCGCGCTCCAATGCGGGCGTCGAGGATCTCGATAAACAACTGCATTTTCCTTCGAAGCCGCTGGAGTAAATCGATTCTCCCGAAAAACGCCGGTCTCTAAAGATTCGGAAGGACTCGTGATAGTCGTGTCCAATAGAGCATAAGTTCGCTCTGCATCGGGGGAAGCTCCGGGGTCGTCACTGCCGCCGGTGAGATATTCCAAACTGCATTCAAGAGGACCAGTTAGTTTCTGGAGCGTATCTAGCCTCGGGCTCGCCGCCTTACCTCTAAGGATGTCTTGGACGGCGGACCTATTCAAACCCGCCTCCAGCGCTACCGCCGAAGGGTTTTTACCGAGTTCTTCGAGACGGTTACGAATACGCTCTGCGATTGATTGTTTTTCCATGCCGGAGTTATCCACCAAAATCCGGCGGAAAGCCAACCGGAAATTTCCCGCGTTTCCACTTGCAATTGCCGGAAACTTCCAGCATGCTTAACGGATGGAAAACGAACTCCGTGCAATTTTACTCGAAACCGCACACGCCTACGCCGCTGCTGACGCGTGTGCAATGTCAACTATTTCCCGCCGCTGCCGCAACGACAGTGGGTTTTTCGCGCGGATCACCGACCCGTCGAAGAGCTTCACCGTCCGCACATATGACGAGGTGATGGGCTGGTTCGTTGTCCACTGGCCCGAAGGCAAGAGCAAACCCTTCTGCCTGCTGAAATGGTCCGAGGAAACCCGCGTGAGGCGCGCCACATGACCTCCATCATCTGCACCCGAACCGAAGACGGCACTGTGATCGCATTCGATCCCGCAACCGGGCTTTCCGCTTCTGGCCGTACCGTCGCGGAAGCCACTGCCGAGCTGCGCAGGCTCATTTCCGGGAGGCAAGCGGCGTGATCTCCATCATCAACATCGCTCCCGACAAAATATCCCGAAGAGCTGATGGCCGCCCGCTCGACAGCGGCACCCTCGATGCGCTTGAGGCGAGCATCGCCGAGGTCGGGCTCATCAACCCGATCCGCGTCCGCAAGATTGGTGATGGTTACGAGATCGTCGCCGGCCATCACCGATTTGCCGCCTGCGACCTGAACGGCTGGACGGAAATCCCCTGTATCCTCGTCGAGGATGATGATCTTCGCGCCGAACTGGCGATGATCGACGAGAACTTATGCCGATGGGAACTGTCCATCGCGGAAAGAGCAGACCAGACGGCACGCCGGAAAGCCATTTATGAATCGCTGCACGGTCCAGCGAAGGCCATCGGAGGGCGCGCTTCGGCAACTGCGCAAGGGAGAGAAGTAGCAAACGAAAAGTTTGCGCCTGCGTTCACCAGCAGCACAGCGGCCGTCACTGGACGAAGCGAACGTATTGTTCAGATCGACGCCGAGCGTGGCGAAAAGATCATCCCGGTGGCGCTGAACCTCATCAAAGGCACTAAGCTCGACACCGGCACCTATCTCGACAAGATCAAGAAGCTCCCGCCGAACGATCAGGTAGCCGCCGTCAAGCGTGATCTGGCGTGGGAGCATCGCAAACAGGTCGAGCCGCCACCGGATCAGTCCAAGGTCCGCCCCGGCGGCATCGCAGGACAAATCCAGCAGAAGCCGGAACCTACATACGAAGAGCTTCGCTCTGCGATCCTGTTCCTCGCGGACCTGAAGCCCGAGGATTATTCCCGCCTCTGTCCGCCGGCCAAACGCGCCGCCATGTGCCAGAAGCTCTCGCATCTCGAACGGGTTTTCGAACAGGTGCGGGAGGCCGTGTCCGCATGAGCAAGGAAGCGAGAGAATGGTTGAAACGCCAGCGAATTGCCGACGCCTCGCTTAAGGCGGTAGTCCGCGCAATCGCTTGGAGTGCCGATAAGGGCGGCGGCGAATGTCGCGCCGCGCAAAGCGACCTCGCCGAAGAGGCATCAATGACAGACAGGGCAGTTCGTGCTGCGCTGGTCGTCCTTGAACGTCTGGAAATCGTCCAGCGCAAATCCCGCAGCAAGGGGAAATACGGCCGCACGACTGACTTGGTGGTTCTGGCCCTCGATCGCAATTTCGACGTGTCGAAGGCGTCAATCCGGGCTGTCCGAAGGAGCCTTCGTCCGGCTCTGCAACCGGAACCGCGTTCCGGTAACGAGAAAATCTGCAACCGGAACCGCGTTCCTCTGCAACCGGAACCGCGTTCCGGGGAATATAACCCGGTTGACCCAGAACCGCCTTATCAGGAAGGGAACAGTACTGAGGTTGAAGGTTATGCTCGGCATTGGGGAGAGGCACACCCCCATGACAGGGACACCCCTACTGCCAAGGTGATCACGCTGCCCGTGCGAGGTGCGGCATGACCCTGTGGCCTCACCAAGCGACCGCCATCGACCTGATCTGGCAATCCATGGCAACGGGCCATCGCCGTCCGGTCCTGATGATGGCGACCGGAGCCGGCAAGACGAAAACCGCCGCTGCGATCATCAAGCGGGCTCTGGCGAAGGGCAAGCGGGTTGTGTTCGTCGTTCCCGCGCTGGAGCTGATCGACCAAACGATCAAGGCCTTCCGCAAGGAGGGCATTCTCGAGATCGGCGTCATCCAGGCCAATCATCCCGAAACCGATCCGTCTCGCTCGGTTCAGGTCGCCAGCGCACAGACATTGGTGCGGCGGGCATTCCCCGAAACCGATCTCGTGATTGTCGATGAGGCTCACCGGGTGCAGCGCCGGATTTTCGAGTGGATGAAGCTCTGCCCGAAACTGCCGTTCATCGGGTTGAGCGCCACGCCGTGGACCAAGGGTCTCGGCAAGCACTATGACGATCTGATCATCGGCGCGACGACGAAGCAGCTGATCTCGATGATCAACCCCGATACCGGCAGGACATACCTCTCGCCGTTCCGGGTTTTCGCGCCAAGCCATCCCGACCTGACAGGGGTCAGCACCGTCGCCGGTGATTACCACGAGGGGCAGTTGGCCGACGCCATGGGACAAGCCGCAGATCACGGCTGATGTGGTCTCGACCTGGCTGAAGCTCGGCGAAAACCGGCCGACTCTTTGCTTCGCCGTCAACAGAGCGCATGCCCGCAGCCTGGAACGGGATTTTCGTCAGGCAGGCGTCGGGGTCGGTTATGTCGATGGCAACACCGATCGTGATGAGCGGCAAGCGATCCGGGAAGCGTTCGAACGCGGCGACATCAAGGTGGTCGTCAATGTCGGCGTGTTGACGACGGGCGTCGATTGGGATGTGCGCTGCCTGATCCTGGCGCGGCCGACCAAATCGGAAATGCTCTACGTCCAGATCATCGGACGTGGCCTTCGCTCAGCGCCGGGCAAGCAGGATTGCGTGATCCTCGACCATTCCGACACGACGCTGAACCTCGGCTTCGTGACGGATATCCATCATGAGCGGCTGAGCGACGGGACAGAGCGCAAAGCTTCCATCAGCAAGCGGCGCGAGCGCCCGACGCCTCTGCCGAAGGAATGCCCGTCTTGTCATCACGTGAAGCCGATCGGCGTCCATAAATGCCCGGCCTGCGGCTTCGCACCGCACCGGGTGCAGGATGTACATACCGCTCAAGGGGAACTCGCCCATCTCGGCGGCAAGCAGCTCAGGGCCGATATGGAAACCAAGAGGAAATGGTTCGCCATGCTGCTGTGGTACGAGGAGGAAAAGCAGTACCGGCACGGTTGGGCCGCGAACAAATATCGGGAGAAATTCGGCGTCTGGCCGAATGGCATGCACGTCATGCCCGTCATGCCGGATGTCCAGGTGAACAACTGGATCAAATCCACGCAGATCAGGTGGATCAAGGGCCAGCAGAAGGCGAAGAAATTGGCGGAGGCCGCGCAGCATGCGGCATGAAACGCCTCTTCGTGATCGCGGGCATGGCCGATGGCCCGGCATTCTCTCGGCGCTTGGTGTTCCTGCAACGGCGCTGAACACGCGCAAGCATCATCCGTGCCCATGGTGTGGCGGCAAGGACCGGTTCCGCTTCACAGACAAGGATGGATCGGGTGCGTTCTATTGCGGCCAGTGCGGGAGTCACAGCCCCGTCGATTACCTCATGCAGGTGAACGGATGGGACTTCGCGAAAGCAGCCAGGGAAGTCGAATCCGTCATCGGAGACGTGAAGGTCAGACCGGCGAAAAGCAAGTCCGGCGACGGCAGTCGGAAGGCAATGCAGACCCTGTGGGACCATGCGCAGCCTATCAGCGCTGATGACTTTGTTGACCAATGGTTTGCCGGACGCGGTATTCGGCAACCCTCCTATTGCCGGTGGCTACGCAAGATTGATCGCTGCGAATATGTCGATGAAGATGACGCGAAATCTTCCCATCCGGCGATGGTGGCGAAGATCCTCGCGCCGGATGGAACGCCGACGAATATCCACCGCACCTATCTCACCCTGAACGGGCAGAAGGCTTCAGTCGGTTCGGCCCGCAAGGTGATGGCCGGCGGCATCGCAAAGGGTTCCGCAATCAGGCTGTTCGATGCCGGCCCGGCGCTCGGCGTTGCAGAAGGCATAGAGACGGCTTTTGCGGCGGCCGCGCTATTCGACGTGCCGGTATGGTCCACGATCAATTCGACGATTTTATCCAGCTGGGAAGCGCCTGCCGGAGCCGAACAGATCATCATATTCGGCGATAACGATCCGCAGTTCGGCGGACAGGCCGCGGCTATGGCATTGGCTCACCGGCTCGCCTGTAACAAACGCCGGCCCGTCTCGGTGCGGATCGAGATACCGCCTGTCACCGGTCAGGATTGGAACGACGTTCTCCTTGCTAAGGGAAGTAAGGCTGCATGATGACCTGCAATGGCAACAGCAAGAATGACACACGGCGCGTCGGATTTGGCTGTCGCCTTATCGGCATGACAGGGGAATCGGCATGACGGATCGCAAGCCCGGTATCCGTTTCGACGGCGGCAAGAGGCGCGACCTCAACAAGGAACGTGTTGCCGGTCGCATGGCAGCATTACCCGAACAAGCGCCTACGTCTGAGCAGACCGCAATTCGCCGAAAAGCGATGCAGGAGCGCGCTCGGATGGAACGAAAGGCTGCCAAGATCGGGCATGAGGGCGCGATAACCTCGCGGATAAAGGTTCGTGACCTTCAAGGTCAACGAGCACGGTCACTGACGCAAACCATTCGCTGTCGCCCCGGCACGTTCGAGTGGCGATACGGTCGAAATAGACAGGATGCTTATTTTCACGCCGGAAACCACTTCGCCATTCTGTGGGAACGTGCCGGTATAGCAGTGCAGAGTTCGGCGCAATTCCTACGTGGCATCAAATCAGGGTATGCTGCGGGAATCTCGGACGGCAGGGTCGCCGCGATAGACTCGCTTCGCGGCCTCGTTGAAAGAATTGGCCATTCGGGCTTCGAGCGCCTGATGGCTTACTGCGTGCACGGAAAATCTGCGGCTGAGATTGCTTCTCTCGAAATGCAGACGCAGCGGAATATAGCGACCATCCTCCACAATGACCTGCGTCAGTGCGCCATCCATTTCAAATTTCTCGGTGTGAATAAATGTCATTCCGAGTCCGAAACGAATTGACCTTTCGACGCGAAACCCCTATACGGATTGTCACAGTGCATAGTTGTGCCTTTCCACATTTTCCTGTTTTGTTCCCCAAGGCTTGTGCGATAATTCCTCGGACTGATGAGTCGGAGAATTGATGATGCGCGCGAGCGATGCGCTATTCCCGGTCAGAGAAGCTGAAGGGGTCCAGCGTCTGGACGATGGGCTTCTGCTCTATGACAACGGTCGTGGCGAGGTGCCCCTGCAGGTCGATAGCTTGCTTAACTTCGTTTCAGCGAGCCTTTTCGGTATCAAGAGGTCTGAAGTTTACGTTGCTCGGGAGGATTTCAAAGACGCAGCCGAGGAATGGGAGTACGAGCAGGCTTTTGAGACCAGTGTCATGGACAACTATGACGCAGCGACGTTTCTTCTTGAGTTTGGGCTGGATTTCACCGACGGACGCGGCGAACCTCTTCGTTGCACGCGATTTCTGAAGCTTCAAGCTGAGGCCGCAGCAAAGGGTTATTTGGGTCACATGCCCGACAGAAAGACTCTGTCCTTGGAAAGGTTTGCCTCATCATTGGAGGCGGAAGCGGCCGCCTTTAAGGCGAAGAAAGCAGCTCGCTAACTGCCCAACGAGGCGGGTTTTCGCATCGTGAGATAGCCAGTCTCACCGTAGGTTGGTCGGGTGCGCGGCCCGCGCGGCGGCTATGGGTTGCGGATCATGGCTCTGTCCGTTCCCGCGAAGTCGTCGGATGCATACGGCGCAAAGAGGCGGCAGGCCATCGCCTGTGAAGGCCGGGGGATGTTCCCAGCCGTTCCGCCTCACCGTTTCAGCAGCGTAGAGCAGCCCGGTAGCTCATCAGGTTCATACCCTGAAGGTCGCGCGTTCGAATCGTGCCGCTGCAACCAAACACAGTCCGCGTGGTGCGTCGGCAGGGCTCGAACCTGCAACCTCAGATTCGAATCTGATGCTCTATCCAGTTGAGCTACGAGCGCGGTGCCCCATCCGGATGAAAAAAAGCCGGACTGAGAAAGCCCGGCCAGGTTGAAGGTAAGAACCTCCAGAGGGGAACGCGTCAAGCACAATGGGAGGAGCGCCCGACGCATCTTGCCATGTAGGTATTTGAGCCTCTTCGACAGTAGGCCACAGACAGCAACGACCTGATGCCAAGGCGCGAACGCGTCGGCCGTATCTCCCGGCTATCGAGGCAGGCTAACTCCGTCAGATCACGCGGCAGCCACTCTGCGCAATCCCGGTGTAAGCCACAGGCCCGCCGCCGCGATGATCACCACGCCCATAATAGTCACGGTTGTCCAGTCACCTACTTGTGGCTTGAGCACCATATCGGCGACAACGACGAATAGTGCTGCGCAGTCAAATTTAACGAGGGTCACTGTCTGTCTCGAAATCGCGACGGTTTCTGGTGTCACGGCGTCGGTGCTCGCCACCTTCTTAACGCGCGGCGACAGAACCAGAATGCCAAGGGCCATGGTGATTGCGACACCGGCCAGGCCAAGGATAACCCAGAGATCACCCCACATTTGGCCGAGCGTGGCCACAATCAAGCCCAAAACGGTGGTGGCGATGCTGCCGGGAACAAAGACGCGCTCAGCGGCCCAACCCATTTGCGCCACCGTGCGAACGAGTTCCGCTTCGTCACGCGACCGTAGCGCCTGCATCGCGATCATAAGCATGATGAAGACACCGCCAATCCAGAGTATCGCGGCCAAGACATGCAGAAGTTTGATAAGCGTGTACCAGTCCATCCCATCCTCCCCTCGGGCGCATTGTGACTGCGGCCCAAATGATCAAAGCACCATGGCCGATGCCAAGCAAGCCACCCGTCCATCGGCCTGCCGGAATAGGCGGCAAGCAGGAGCAGCGCCGCGCCTATGACCGTCAGCGTGACAAGCAGGATTGGCGCCGCTGGTACAAGACGGCACGATGGCAGCGCCGCCGCGAAGAGCAGCTTATTAGACAAGCATTATGTGAGAACTGCCTAAAGTATGGACGTGTGACGGCGGCTACGGTCGCCGATCATCCGATCCCACACCGAGGCGACTACGATCTGTTCTGGAACCAGCCGCTGCAATCACTCTGCGACGAAGCACCATGGCGCTGCCATTCGAGCGAGAAACAGCGGCAGGAGAACGACACGTTATGATGCCCGATCCTCGCAAGGCAGAGACGCTCGACGAAGCGGCACGCAATCCTGACGGCACGTATAACGGTGCTCGCGCGCTGTCATGGCTGTCGGACGTGCTGACGGGAGGCAAGGGCATCACCGAATACGAGGTTCGGCAGATGTTCGCAGATGCGGAAGCGAAGCGGACGAATGGTTGCATCGCGAAACGCTAATATTGCGTTGCGGGGTAGCCCCCTTGAAAGTCTGGAGGGCTGGGTGCCTAGACCGGTCCGGGGTCAGATTTTCACACCGTCAAAATGAAACAGATTTTCCATGGCCGGTCGCAAACGCAAACCTGAGCACCTGAAAGTCGTTGCCGGGACCGATCGTCCGGACCGTTCCAATCCGGATGCGCCGAAGCCGGCGGCGGCATTGCCCGAGCCTCCGGAATGGCTTTCCAGCCGGGCGGCGGCGATCTTCGAACAGCTTGTTTCGATTGTCGGCCCGATGGGAATCGGATCGGCGTCGGACGCCGCGATGCTGGCCCTGGCGGCATCCCGGTTGGAAGAGGTTGAGATTTCCACGGCCATGATTGAGGACGGCGGTCGAACCTTCGTCAGCAACATGACCTATGACGAGGAAGGGCGGATCGTCAGTCAGCAGATCAAGGGCCATCCGGCCGTGGCCCAGCGGAGCGAGGCCATGCGTCATGCGCAGTCCCTTCTGGCGGAATTCGGCTTATCGCCAGCGGCGCGCTCCAAGGTGTCCGTGAGTACGCCTGATGAAACGAATCCGTTCGCGGCACTCGGCTGAGTTCCCGCACGTCGAAGCCGGCAACCGCTATGCTGAGGAAGTCGTTTCAGGGAAGATACCGGCCTGCAAATGGGTCCGGCTGGCATGCAAGCGCCATCTCGACGATCTCGAATCGAGCAAGGGGCACAACTACCCCTATCGCTTTGATGCGAAGACGGCGGAGAAATGGTGCCGGTTCCTCGAACTGCTGCCGCATACCAAGGGCGAGTGGGCGCGAAAGGGAGAAAAGCTCAGGCTTGAGCCGTGGCAGTGCTTCAAGACGATCTGCCTGTTCGGCTGGCTGCGAAAGCAGGATGGCCTTCGCCGGTTCCGCAAGGCGCTGATCCTCGAACCGCGCAAGAACGCAAAATCGACCTGGGCGGCCGGGATCGGCCTTGGCATGATGTCGATCGACGGCGATCACGGTGCGGAGGTCTATTCCGGCGCGACAACGGAAAAGCAGGCGTGGGAGGTGTTCAAGCCGGCCCGGCTGATGGCAATGAAGACGCCAGCCTTCGTCCAGCACTACGGCGTAACGGTCGGAGCGAAAAATATCCACCGGCTGGCGGACGGATCGAAGTTCGAGCCGTTGATCGGCGATCCTGGGGACGGCGCATCTCCTTCATGCGCGATCGTGGATGAATATCACGAACACGCCACCGATCGGATGGTCGATACCATGGAAACGGGCATGGGCGCCCGCGAACAGCCGCTGATGCTGATCATCACGACTGCTGGCGACAATCTTTCGGGGCCGTGCTTTGCCGCCGTTCAGGACGCGGAGAAGGTATTGGAGGGGATCGTCGAGAACGACGAACTGTTCGCCTTGATTTTCACGGTAGACAAAGACGACGACTGGAGTTCCGACCTCGCCCTGAGGAAGGCCAACCCGAACTACGATGTCAGCGTGCGGGGCGATTTCCTGCGGGCCCGGCAGCGGGACGCAAAGCAAAACCCGCGCAAGATCGGCGTGTTCAAGACCAAGCACCTGAACATGTGGGTGCAGGCAAGAAACGCTTATTTCGATGTAACCAAATGGCAGGCAGCGGCGAATCCGAAACTTCGGCTGGAGGATTTTCGCGGGCGACCCTGCAAGATCGGCCTCGACCTGGCGTCCACCATCGATATCGCCGCTATGGAGCTGACGTTCGAGCATGAAGGCGGATATGCGCGGTTCGGCCGATATTATCTGCCCGAGGCTACGATCGAACTGCCGGAAAACGCCCACTATCGCGGCTGGCGGGATGCGCCGGAGCGCTGGATCACGCAAACCGACGGCGACATGATCGATTACGTCACGATCCGCGATGATCTTTTGGGCCTCCAAGACCCGGAAGGGCTGGGGCTGATCATCGACGAAGTGGCCTTCGATCCTCACCAGGCCCACATGATGATGGCGGAACTGCGCGAGGAAGGCATCAACACGGTTGAGGTTCGGCCGCTGGTGTTGAACTTCTCGCCGGCAATGAAACAGATGGACGGTCTGATCCGCTCGCACAAGATCGCTCACAACGGCGATCCGGTCTTCACATGGATGCTGTCCAACGTGGTGGCGAAAGCCGACGCGAAGGATAACGTCTACCCGCGCAAGGACCGCGAGCAGAACAAGATCGACGGTCCGGTAGCGCACATGATGGCGCTGGCACGGTGGATGTCGGGCGAGATCGAAGGCCCATCCGTTTACGAGACGCGCGGCATCCTGGAGATCGAAATCTGATGGGCATTATGGAGACCCTTTTCGGTCGCCGCGCCGAACCGCTGGCGGTCCGCCAGGAGCCTGATATGGGCGCGATCACCTATGGCGCGCCGGTCTCGCTTGGTGCCGAAACGGGTTGGCTCGTGCGCGCCATCAATGGCGGCCGTACGAATGCTGGCGTGCATGTCTCCGAATTCATCGCCATGCATCTGCCGGTCGTCTATGCCTGCGTGAACCGGATTTCCAATCCGGTCGCACGCTTTCCGCTGACGATCATGCGCCGCCTCGATGATGGTAGCCGGCGACCCGCCAAGACCAGCGAACACCCGATGGCGGCGACGATCGGCACGCGTCCGAACGACTATATGAGTTCCCGCACCGTTCGAAAGACAGCGCAGCAACATGCGCTTCTTTGGGGCAATGGGTATCTGGAAATCGAGCGCAACAATCGAGGGCAGGCGGTCGGGCTCTATCCCTTGCAGCCATACCTGACGCGGCCGGTGCGCGAGGGAAGCGATACATTTTTCCGCTCCAACATCAACGGGCAACTGGTCGAGTTCGATCATGACGATGTCATCCACATCATGGATCAGTCGCAGGATGGCTATTGGGGTATCTCACAGATCGCCATGGCCCGTCAGGCGATCGGATGGGGCCTCGCCATGGAGGAATTCGGCAGCAAGTTCTTCGCCAACGATGCCAAGTCAGGCGGTTTTCTGCTGCATCCCGGCAAGTTGACGCCGAATGCGCGGCAGAACCTGACCGGGCCGAACGGGGAAAAGCGGCCGAACCCCGACAATCCGGCGACCGGTCTTCAGTCGCAAGGCGGCCTCGACAATGCGCATAGGGTCAAGGTGCTCGAAGAGGGGATGAAATTCGTCCAGACGACGATCCCGCCCGAAGATGCGCAGTTTCTTGGCAGCCGCGAATTCCAGATCGCGGAAATCGCCCGGATTTACGACGTGCCGCTGGTCCTCCTGCAGAGTCATGAGAAGACCACGTCTTGGGGGTCCGGCATCGAGCAACTGATGATCGGGTTCCTGCGCTCGACGATTGATCCATGGGTCGATGCCTGGGAGCAGGAGCTGAATTTCAAGCTGTTCACGGCCGAAGAAATCGACCGCGGCTTCTATGTGAACTTCAACATGAACGCGATGCTGCGCGGCGACATGGCGGCGCGCGCCGAGTTCTATTCCAAGCTTTTCGGCGTCGGCGGCCTTTCCGCCAACCAGATCCTCGCGCTGGAGGACATGGACGGCATCGGCGACGTCGGCGACTACCATTTCGTGCCGGCGAATTACGTCACGCTCGAACGCGCCACCGACCCAAACTATGAGCCCAAGCGCTCCCCGCCCGTGCCGCCGGTCCCGCCCGGAAATCCGAAGCCGAAACCGAGCGACGTTCAGCCGGAAGAGGAAGCCCAATGAAATACGCGCACATCCTGCTTGCCGTAACCGAGGAACGATGGGCGATCGAGCCATCGAAGATGCAGGCGATCCTCGATTTCCTCACCGACCAGGCCTCGGGCGTCAAATATTCCGCCGAGGAGATCGAGGCGCGGCTGACGCAGAAGGCAGAGAAGGAAGTGGCGCGCCGGGATGGACAAGTTGCCATTCTGCCGCTTCGGGGCGTCATCGCCAACCGCATGTCCATGATGGATGACATCTCCGGCGGCACCAGTTCGGAAGGATTCGGCAAGGCATTCCAGTCCGCGCTGCGTGACGACGCGGTGAAGGCGATTATCCTCGACGTGGATTCGCCCGGCGGCGCTGTCAGTGGCACCGATGAACTGTCCTCGATGATCCACGGCGCTCGTGGCCAGAAGCCGATCATCGCCCAGGTGAACGCTAAAGCGGCTTCGGCGGCGTACTGGATTGCCAGTGCGGCGGATGAGATCGTCGTGACCCCCACGGGCTCGGTCGGCTCCATCGGCGTTCTTGGGCTTCACACCGACCAGTCCGGGGCGCTCGAACAGGCAGGTATCAAAAAGACCATCATCAGTGCCGGGAAGTACAAAGCCGACATGAATCCCTATCAGCCGCTCGATGAGGGCGCTCTTGCTCGCGCCCAAGCCAGCGTCAACGCCGCCTACGACATGTTCGTACGGGCGGTGGCGCGCAATCGCGGCGTCAACCTCTCGGCCGTCCGTGACGGCTTCGGTGAGGGTGATATGGTCGATGCCGAGCCGGCCGTGTCCATGGGCATGGCGGATCGTGTCGGCACGCTTGAGGATACCTTGAACCGTTTCGGCGCCTCGCAATATGGCGCACCGCAATCCAAGCGCCGGGCTTTCGCGATCGAACGCGAAAAGCGCGCCCTGACGCTCTGATTGATCCGACATCGTTGAAGAAATCGCGCTCCCGGGGCCGGCCGGGGCGATTGCGAAGTCCTACCCGGCGTTCAGCACACGAAAGGGAAATTTCATGCTGAAGAAGCTCCGTGAGAAGCGCGCAAGCCTCGTTGCCGAGATGCGCGGTATCGTCGAAACGGCGGAAAGCGAGGATCGTGACCTGACCGCCGAGGAACAGACGGCTTTCGACGAAAAGAAGGCTGAAAAGGATGCGCTGGACAAGCGTATCGAGCGACTGGAAGGTGTTGACGCCGCTTCGGCCGCGCTGGAAGAGATCGTTCCGGCGGCTTCCCGCCGCTCCGGCATCCAGCGTCCGAACGGTCCCGAGGCCAAGAAGGAATTCGAGAACATGGGGGAATTCCTCCATGCGGTTCGCTTCAATCAGAACGACCAGCGGCTGAACTATGTCGAGAATACCGCCGCTCTCGGCGAGGATGGCGAGCTTCGTGCCGAGATGCGCATGGACGACAATGCGAGCGGCGGCTTCATGGTGCCTCCGCAGTTGCGCACCACCATCATGTCGGTTCCTCCGCAGGATGCATTGGTTCGTCCCCGCGCCAACGTCATCGAGGCCGGCAGCCCGCCGGATGCGTCCATCACCATGCCGGCACTTGACCAGACTGGCGAAAATCCCGCCAATATGTTCGGCGGTATGCAGTTTTCGTGGATCGAGGAAGGCGGCGACAAGCCGGAGACGGATGCCAAACTGCGCAACGTCACCCTGACGCCGCACGAGATCGCCGGCTTCGTGACCATCACGGACAAGCTTCTGCGTAATTGGACCGCAGCCAGTTCCTTCATCGAAAACCTGATGCGACAGGGCGTCACGGCGGCGGAAGACTACAACTTCATCCGTGGCGACGGGAACAAGAAGCCGCTCGGCGTCCTCAATTCCGGCGCGATGTACTGGATCAACCGCGCCACCGCCAACCAGATCGGCTATCTCGACCTCGTCAATATGGTGGCGCGTCTCCTGATGCGTGGAGGTCAGTCGCCGGTGTGGTCGATGCCGCAGTCGGCAATCACGCAGATCGCCACCCTGCAGGACCCGATGGGCCGCTACATCTGGCAGGCGAACGCCGTGAACGGCATGGCCGGCCAGCTCCTCGGCTATCCGGTGCGCTGGAACAACCGTGCTCCGGCGCTCGGCAGCAAGGGCGATGTCCTGCTTGCCGATTGGGACGACTATCTGATCAAGGACGGTTCCGGTCCCTTCGTGGCCGCCTCGGAGCACGTCAAGTTCACCTCGAACAAGACCGTGATCAAAATCTTCTGGAACGTCGACGGCGCGCCCTGGCTCACCGCGCCGATCAAGGAAGAGAACGGCTACGAGGTTTCGCCCTTCGTCGGCCTCGACGTTCCGGCCTGATAGCCGACACAGAAGCCGAGAGCCGGCGTTGAGCCGGTTCTCTTCACCCCGTCCTCCATAACAAACCCGATGAAAGGAGTTCGCCATGCGCGATCTCGCAAGTCTCGTTTCGGCTGCCGTGCTTCTGCCCGCCGCCACCTATGCCGCCGACAATACGCCGGCCGCCGTCGATCTCAGCGGCTATGAGAGCGCCGTGATCCTGCTCCATGTCGGCGTCGGCGGCATCACCTTCGACGATACCAACAAGATCGAGTTCAAGCTCACGCATTCCGACGACGGCACCACTTACGATCCTGTCGATGCAACCGATGTTCAAGGCGTCGCAAGCGTCGGAACGGGCGGCATCGTCAAGGCACTGAACGCCGCTCATGCCGCCGATGACGTGACCAGGATCGGCTATATGGGCGGCCGCCGTTATCTGAAGCTGCTGGCGGATTTCTCCGGCACGCACGGCACCGGCACGCCGATCGCCGCCACCGTCGTGAAGGGCAACCCCCGCTTCGCGCCGGCCGCCTGATCAGCAATGCCATCGATCCCGGTGCCCAGACGCCGGGCTCTCAATCGGAGAACAGGATAATGACGAAAGCATTGACCGTGCTTGCCGAATGCGTGGATAAGCGCAGCGGCAAGCGTTTCCAGCGCAACGACGTGTTCGATCCCGCGCCGAACCCGGAACAGGCCCGTCGTCTCATTGCGGCCGGCTGCTTGCCGAAAGTAGCATTGGACGTGGCCGTTGCCGCGCAGACGGAAGCCGAAAAGACCGCCGAGGAAGCCGCGAGGAAAAAGCGCGAGGAGGATGAGGCGGCGGCGAAGGCCAAGGCTGACGCTGATGCGAAAGCCAAGGCCGAAGCGGATCAGAAGGCCGCCGAGGAAGCCGCGAGGAAGGACGGCAAGTAAGCTGATGCTCCGCGTTGTCACCCCGCCTGATCCAATCGTCAAGCCGTCCGATCTGTCGGGCAGCTATCTCGACACGGACGCATCCGCCCTTGCGACCATCGCGGCGGTGACGGAAGCGATCGACGGCCCGACCGCCTGGTTAGGCCGGGCTCTCGGCCCGCAGACGCTGGAACTCACGCTCGATAGCTGGCACGCGCACCGTCACCACCATTATTGGTACTATCCGCATGACCATGTTCTCGCATTCCGCCTGCCATGCCCACCGATCATTGCGATCGAGAGCGTGATCTATCTCGATATTGATGGGAATGAGCAGACGGTCGATGTGGCCAACTATGGTCTCAGGGATGACCTGCTCTGGTTCCAGCCGGGCTGGTCAGCGCCGGAGCTCGGATGCTTTCCGGAGCCGATCCGGGTCCAGTATAAGGCCGGCTATAACGGCACGGATGGTGCCATAGTGGGTGAATTGCAGACCGGCGCCGTCCCGGCACGCGCCAAACAGGCGATCATCCTGACGGCTCAGCACATGCTCAACACGGCGGCGGAGAACCTCTTTCTCAGCGTCGATGAGGTCGCTGGCGTCGGTCGGCAGCAATATGTCGTGTCGGACGCAGCGCGCCAGACAATAGAAAACACCTGTGGCCGGCTTCTGTCGGGGTTGAGGGTGTACTCATGACCCCGGCCACCGCGCAGGCGATGTACCGGCGCCAGTTCGACCAGCATGGCCGCCGCGTCTCCATCAAGCGTCCCGGCTCGGACAATCTGGAGAATGTTCGCGTCCGGATCATCGCTTTCACGCCGCAGGAAATCGCCAGCGGTGTCGCTGTCGGCAGCCGCAAGGTGATCGTGCTTGCCGAGGACGTGCCGGACAGCTTCGCACCATTGAAGAAGGGCGATTCCGTCCTGGTCGATGGCAAGTCGCTGATGTTCACGCAGACCCCGGATGATCAGACCCGGCGCGTCGGCGAGACGCTGATCGCCTATGAGTGCGTCGTGGCGGGCGCGTGATGGGCCAGCTCGACGATTTCGTGAAGGACATCAAGGTCGTCGTTTCCGACCTGAAATCGCCGGAAGAGAAGTCCAAACGGCTTGCCGCCTTCGCCCGAAAACAGATCGCCGAAGCGGTCCAGATCAATCAGGTGGCAACGGGCCAGCCAAGCTCGTACCAGGTCGCCGTGGACGGGCGCATCGGAGCGCCGATCGACAGCGTGAAGCCGGATGGCGTGATCGTCGCAACATTCGATCTCATCGCCGATGTGCTGGATTGGATCGGTGCGATGCTGGTGAAGGAATCGCCGGTCCTGACGGGCGAATACGCGGCCTCGCACCGGTTGTTTGTGGATGGTGTCGAGCACGAGCCTGGCGATGTGGTCCCGGAAGCGGACGAATATGTGTTCGTGAGCGTTGTTCCCTATGCCCGGAAGATCGAGCGCGGTCTCTCGTCTCAAGCGCCGGATGGCGTTTATCAGGCCGTCGCGGCCGTGGCGCGCAATCGCTTCGGCAACACGGCGAAGATCAGCTTCGGCTATCGTTCGGTCAAGGGCGGCGAAAGCCATCTGGAGAACTGGGCCAGCCGCACGAAGCTTACGCGGAAAGGGCTCAACGAGAAAAGCCGCCCGGACTGGTTGCGCCGGCAACCCGCAATCCTCGTTTATCCGAGATAAGAAATGGCTCATCTGTCTGTGGTCAATGCCGTCGCGGCGCGCGTGGCGGCCAACTTTACCCATTGCCCGATCATCGGAGAGAACAGCAATCAGGATGTGCCGGCCGACGGTTCGGCCTTCCTCCAGCTCCAGTTTCCGTTCTCGACAACGGAATGGGTCGAGGTGGAAGGGCCGGACGGCTCGATTTTTCGGGAGGAGGGCGCGTTCCGCTTCGTCCTTGCCGTCCCGCGTTACGATGCTGCCGCCACAGCAACCGGCCGGCAATGGCTTGAGGAACTAGCGCAGCTCTTCACCGGCGTCGCTTTCGATGGTGTCCAGACCTTCGCGCCGGATAGCCCTGTTGCCGACGATAACAACGACGATGCCTCCTATTACAGGCTGAGCATGGCCGTGGCCTACCAATTCCACTTCGTCTCTGCCGCAAACTGAGCGGCTTTCCCTCACATCATAGGAGACTGTAATGGCCGATCTCACGATCACGGCGGCGAACGTCGTCAAGGGCAGCAATGCCATCACTGTAAATGGAACCGCAGGGGTCGCGATCACGGCAGGGCAGGTCGTCTATCTCGATACGGCAAGCGGAAAATGGAAGCTCGCTGACAATGACCTCGCCGCAGCGAAAAATCCGGGCGGTATCGCGCTCAATGGCGCATCCGATGGCCAGCCGCTTGTCGTGCTCACCTCGGGGGATGTCACCATGGGCGCCGCGCTGACTGCCGGCACCGCCTATTACCTCTCGGCGACCGCCGGCGGCATCTGCCCCGTCGCCGATCTCGTGACCGGCGACAACGTTGCCCAGATCGGCATCGCCAAATCGGCCTCGGTCCTCGCCGTCAAGATCATCGTTCCCGGCGTCACGCTTTAGGCGCGCCGCAAGCCCTTCCGCCCTTGGGCAAGGCGTTAGCACAGGAGAAAAGCCATCATGGCTAACAATCCTCTTCCCGTTGCCCGCACGACGGTCTCGATCGGCGGCGTCACAGGCACCTATGACCAGACAACCCTGGCGGCCGATACCTACGTCAAGATTGCTGGTGTCCGTACCGTTCCCGGCTTCGGCGACACGTTCCAGGATGTGACCGTCGAGGAGGTCGAGGACGGCCGCACCCGTCATGCCAAGGGGACCGCAAACGGCCAATCCATGCAGATCGTGTGTTCGCGTCGCTCCGCCGATCCCGGCCAGGTCGCCATGAATGCCGCGGCGGCTGATACCCAGCAGGCCTACAACCTCAAGATATCGATCCCGAACGGCGCCGGTGACTTCGACATCTATTACCTCAGCGTCCTCGTCTCCTCGAACGAGAAGGGCATGGGCGGTCCGAATGATACCCAGACCATAACCTTCACCTGCCAGCCGCAGGAAGCGCCAATCGAGGTGCTTGCGTAATCACGCGCGTGAAGGGCCGGTGGCGTTGTCGGAGCGCCGCCGGCCTGCCTTCCGACATCTCCGGCACAATCCGACCATAGGATACCAACAGCATGTCTCAGCTCAATTCCGAAGTCGCCATCACCTTGAACGGCGACGACTATACCCTGCGTCCCAGCCTCAAGGCCGCGACGGCGATCAGCACCCGTTTTGGCGGGCTCAATGACGCCTATGTCGCCATCGGCCGGCTTCAGCTCGATGCCTACGTCTTCATCGTGCGGTCCGGCCTGCCGAAAGAGCAGTTGAAGAAATTTCCCGACGAAAACGATCTTCCCACCGCCGTATGGCGCACCGGCATGGATAATCTTGCCGAGCCGCTGGCGAAATTCGTCAACATCCTGCGGCACGGTGGCCGCAACCCGGAAGTCGTTCAGGACGATGAGGACGAGGAAGGCGGAAAAGGCGAGGGCGCCTCGGGAAACGATCCCCTGCACGTCTCCTGACGCCGGAGGACGTGCTGGACAGCACCTACGAGGCGGCGGTTTCATCGCTTCGCGGATGGTCAGACAAGGCCATCATGGAGTGCGATCTCCGGCGTCTCTGCTTCGCGATCGACACAGCGGAGAAGGTCAATCGGGACGAATGGCGTCACCGCTATCGTCTTGCTGGTTGGAAAGTCGAAGAGCCGGTTTATGAGCCCGAGACCGATGAAGAGTTCAACGAACAGGTCCGGGCGACAATGCGGATGTTCAGCAGGAGCAGAGGGGCTTAATTGTTGTTCTTTGGGTGAAGCGCCGCTTGGAATTCAGCTTCTGAGATGAAGCCGGAGCTGACGCAGTTGCCGATCTTCTCGGAATCCCCTTTCCAAAACCGTCCCTCTTTGGTGCGATTAAGCGCCCTGAGGCATTCCTCGCGGGAACTGGCATCCGAACTAGCCTGCGCTGACTGGCTGACCTGATTGTAGAGATAATACGATCCGGCCGCTATCACGACGATGCAGGCCGCCCCCACCAGAAATTTCAGCATTTCTTCCACCTCCCTTTTCGAGGCGAAGGTAAGCCTCATCCTGTCAAGGATCAATCTCCATGGCAACTGAACAGGTCCGCGTCCTTCGCGTCCGTTCTGAAGAGAGCGGCAGCGACAAGGTTGCGGCGGCTCTCAATAAGGTCGCTGCAGGTGCGACGGCGGCGGATAAAGCCGTCCAGAAGTATATCGACGATGCCAATGCGAGCGTGAGGCCCGTGGCGGAGGCGCTGGCAAAGTCGCAGGACGATTTTGCGAAGGCGACGCTCTCGACGGCGCGCAGCATTCAGAGCCTTGAGCAACGTATCGATCCCGTGGCACGGGCGCTGAGCGACTACGAAAAAGCCCAGAAGCGCGTCAATCTCGCGATCGATTCAGGTCAGATCAGCGCAGAGAAGGGCGCAACGATCCTCGCCGGCTATGAGAGCCGCTACGTCAAGGCTTCGCAGAGCGCGAGCAAGTTCGCCAACGACAACGAGAAGGCGTTCGCTCTCAATCGTGCTGGCATGATGGAACTGCGCGCCGCCGGCATCAATGCGTTTCAGGCACTCGCGTCAGGTATGAGCGCGACGCAAGTCGCGATGATGGAGGGCAGCCAGGTCATCGGCGCATTCGTCCAGGGGGCAGAGGGAGGCATCGGCGGGGCGCTGAAGGGCCTCGGCAGCAGCCTTCTCGGCGTCGGCTCCGGTATCCTTGCGACTTTCGGGACATTCCCCGTGGTCGCGATCGGCGCGACAGCCGCTGTTGCCGGTCTTTACAAAGGTTTCAGCGTTCTCGACGACTGGATGACGCACACCACTGCCGACGCGAAGGAATTCGCGACCTGGCTGGACAAGATCGGGCAGGGCGCAAACACGACTGCGGATTTCATCGATAAGGTCGGCAAAGCCATCCATGGAATGTCGCTCGTCGATCTCAACAAGACGGCGCGCGGATCAGCCGAGGATATCAAGAAACTTCAGGGCCAGCTCACAAATCCCTTGGCGGAAGCGGCTGGATGGGAGGGCAACATTTCCAACCCGGCGTTCGTTCGGACCTATCAGGAAATCGACGCTATCATCGATAAATTGAAGGGGGACGGCTACGCGAGCTTGGAAGATTTACATGCCGCGCTCGACAAAGTCGTTCAGGAACGCCCTGGCTTGCAGCGGCAGGCTGAGACATGGGAAAAAATTGGTGAGGAAATCCTTAAAGCCAAAGAAGCGGGGAAACAGTTTCAGCAACAGCAGGAGCGAATTGCCCACGGCTACGGCTCCTATCAGCCCCGCGACAACGCCGCGTTGCAGAAATACTTCTCGGGTGATGCGCTTGCCGACGCGAAGGCACAGCAGGCGGTCGCGCTCCAGTCGATCAACGCCCGGACCGTAGCGCAGAGAGCTGCGGCCGCCGCCGCAGAAGTCGCAGCACGTCCGTTCGACCCAAATCAGAATCCCAATGTTCGCCTTTTCGAGGAAGGAGCCGCAAGCGCGAAGGTTTTTGCCGAGGCCACGCGGCAGGCCAACGATGCTCTCCGGGACACGCAGGATGCGCTGAAAACAGCCGGTCTCGACGGCTATGCGCGTTCTCTTGCCGAGATCAACGTCCAGCTTCAGCGCCAGATCGAACTCAACCCCGAGAACGCGGCGACATGGGAGAAGGTCGCCGACGCGCAGAAGAAGGCGCTCGCCATCAACACGGTCAAGAGCTTTTATGATCCGCTGCAGGAGCAGCTTGGGTCATTGAAGGCAGAGGCCTCGACGATCTTCGCCAGCGACGACGCCCACCGCAAGCTGCTGGCGACCTTGCAGGCGGAAAACGATCTTCGGCGTCAGGGCATCGACCTCGGCTCTTCCTTCGCCCAGGGCTATGAGCATGACGTCGTCGCGATCTCCAATTATGCGGCGGCGGTCGGGCGGATCAAGGACGCGTGGGATCAGGTCAAGCAGGGCGGCGGCCAGGCCATCGATGATCTTGTGAACGGCCTGACCGATGGCACGTCCAAGATCAGCGACGTGCTCAAGAACGTCACGAATGACCTGCTGAAGACGTTCACGCATCTTGGCGTCTCAAATCCGCTGAAGAACCTGATCTTTGGACAGCACCTGCCGACGCTTTCCGATCTGTTCAGCCCGACGCCGCAGGCACCATCATTGTCCACGCCGGGCCTCGGCTCGCTCGGCACTGTCATGAACCCGATGTACGTCGTTCCAGTCGCAGGCGCTGGCGGACTTGGTGGCGGCACCGGTGGCTTAGCTAGCCTGTTCACCGATCCCATTGGCACGGTAAGCAAGTGGCTTGGCCTCGGCGGCACGGCGGGCGGCAATCCGACCATCGGCGCTGCGGCGACCGCGATCAAGGGCATCGAAAGCGGCGGCGACTACAGCGTCGTCAACAAGGTGACGGGAGCCTTGGGCGCATACCAGGTCATGCCGGAAAACGTCGCGTCGTGGACGAAGCAGGCGCTCGGCTATTCGATGACGCCGGACCAGTTCCTCAATTCATCTTCTGCGCAGGATAGCGTCTTCGCCAAGATCTTCGGCGGCTATATGTCGAAATACGGCCCGAGCGGCGCGGCGCAGGCATGGTTCGGCGGTCCCGGTTCGGTCGGCAAGAACGTTTCCGACGCCCTCGGCACGACATCGAGCGCCTATGTCGACAAGTTCAACGCGGCGCTTGGCAGCGCGACGGACGCTACCGGCATCGCCGCGAAGGGCCTCGGCGCGCTCGGCAGCGGCTTCGATCGCTTTGGCCAAAGCCTAGCCAATGTCTTTCCTGCCGCTCCATCCAGTGGTGGCGGAGGCATGTTCGGCTGGCTGGGCAATTTGTTCGGAGGCAGCTCGCCTACGTTTTCCAGCACCGCAGATGAACTCGCCTATTGGGGCTTTGCGGCAGGAACGCCGGCAGCGCCTCCGGGGTGGGCATGGGTCGGCGAGCAGGGGCCGGAGCTGATGCGCTTCAGGGGCGGTGAGACCGTGCTGCCGCACCCCGTCTCGATGGGCCTTGTTCGCGGCTATGCGAATGGCACGCCTGATGTTGCGAAAGGTCTCAAACCGCCGAGCGGCGCTGGCGGCAATGTGAATGTGAACATCCAACCACCGGCGGGCTACGAAGCCCACACGAACAAAACGCCCGATGGCAAGGGCGGCATGAACGTCAATGTCATGTTCCGGCAGATCAAGGGCATGCTGGCGAAGGACATCGCGGAGGGCGGCCAGACCGCCAAAGCCATCGGCGGCCGCTTCGGCATCGCCATGCAGCCGCAGGGTATTTGACCGATGGCGATTCCCGCATGGCCTGACGGACTGCCGTCGCGTCCGCGCGCCGGCACATTCCAGATCCCGAAGCCGTTCCGCGAACCCTTGCGCACCGAGATGGATGAAGGCGAGCCAAGAGCCCGACCGCTGACTTCCGTTCGCGTCGCGACGTTGAGTTTCAGCATCTTCATGACGCCGGCGCAATGCGCCACGTTCCTCGACTTTGTTGAGAATACCCTGGCGGACGGCACCATGAAATTCACGATGCCGGTGCTCAAGCCGGGTGCCGGCATGCAGACGCGCACCGTGCAGTTCGTCCAGACGCCTCAGCCGAAGGACGATTCGGTGCTCTATTACGACGTTCCCATGACAATCGATGTCTGGAGCTGGTGATGGCGACCGTTACCGAAGCCTGGCAGGAAGCGATTGCGTCGGCGCCGGCCGATATGGTCGTGCTCTCGACGCTGGAACTGATCCATCCGACTTTTGTCGATGACCAGGGCAACCCGGATTCGATCCGGGTCGTGCTCGACGAAGAGGATCACACCTTCACGCTTGAGGCGACGGCGCCGCTCCATGCCGGCCAGCAAGTCCTTTTCGAAGCACTGGCGCTGACCGTAACGCAGCCCGAGCAGGAAGATGGCAAGCTTGGCGGTTCGCTACAGATCGAACTCGATAACGTGCCTCGTACGATCCTGCCCAGCCTGCATGCGGCTGCATCGGTCAGGGCGCGCGCGCAGATCATCTACCGCGAATATGTGCTCGACGACACGACCGAACCTGATCTCGTCATCGACGGGCTTTCGGCCAAGATCGTCCAGATCACGCAGACGAAGATCACCTGTTCCGCAACCTTCCTCGACCTGCTGAACGCGTCGTTCCCGACGCGCATTTTCAGCCAGGAGGACTTTCCCGGACTCTTCGACGGATCATGATCACGCCCGAATTCGTCAACAATCTGATTGGCAGACCCTACAAGCCCGGCGCCACCGGCCCGGACGCCTTCGACTGCTATGGGCTCACGCGTCTCGTCCAGTCGGTCGGCTGGGGTCGCGACCTGCCGGATATCGTCGTGCCGGAGATCGACGACAGGCGCATCTTCATTGCGCTGTTCCGCCAGCATGCCGGCGACCATCGCTGGCGGCAGGTTGAGCGCTTTGGCCATGGCACGATCGTCACCATGGCCCGCCACGATAACGCGCTCCACGTCGGGACGTATCTCGATTTCGACGGCGGCGGCGTCCTGCACGCGCTGGAGAGACCGGGCGTCCAGTTCGATCCGCTGCCCTGCCTGAAAGCGACCGGCTGGCGGCGCTTCCGCTTCTACGAGCCGGTGACATGATCGCAACTGTGTCCACATCATGGGGCGACATTCGGGTCGATCTATCAGAGCCGACGCCGGAAGAGATCGCGTCAGCTCTCGCCTCGTTCAACGACCTTCAGCCCGTTGATGAAAGCGCGGATGGCATGCTTGTCGCCCATCACCATGCCGTCCGTCGCCATCGTTCGGGCAACCGAGTGTTCGATCCCGTCAATGACGCGCCGAACGGTCTCTCTACCGCCGGTATGCCTCAACTCGACGAGAATTTCACGAAAGCAAGTGAGGGCGAAGAACGAAAGATCAATACCACTGATTTGGTCTTTTTCGCTGGCCATCTGTTTCCTCCCATAGGTGACGGCGATGACCGTTGATCAGTTGACGCCGAGAGTCCAGCGATGCGCGCCGCGCGTCCTGCATTTCCGCGAGGTCCTGGCCGATCGGCCGCGCGGCATCCTGCTCGCCCGACCGATGACGATCGCCGAGGTGATCGAAAAGCATCACATCGATGTCAACCGCCTACCGACCATCGCCATGATTGGCGAGGAAGCGGTGCTGCGCGGCCAATGGAACGTCAGGCTGGTGCGCGAGAACGAGGTGCTGCTTTTCATCGCCATGCCGCGTGGCGGCGGCGGTGGCGGCAGCGGCAAGCAGATCGCCGGCCTGATCGCCAGCCTGGCGCTCGTCATCGCCGCGCCCTATGTCGGCGGCGCGGTGGCCGGGCTCTTCGGACTGTCATCGACCGGCGCTGTCGCCGGCATTTCCTCCGCAGCCTTCCTCATTGGCGGCCGACTGCTCCTGAATGCTGTCCTGCCGAGCCAGTCGGCGAAGAACACATCGGTTCCGTCCGTCAGCGCCGGGAGCAATCAGGCGTCGCCGCTCGACGTTGTACCGGTCCTCTATGGCAATAGGCGCTATGCGCCGCGCTTCGCGTCGGCTCCCTATTCCGAGTACCAGGACAACGATCAGTATCTCTATCAGCTGCTGGCCGTGACGTTGGGTTATTGCTCGATCAAGAAGATCGAGATCGGCGACACGCCGATGTGGACGCCCGACGGCGGCGTCAACACCACCTGGCCGGATACGGAGGTGCAGATCTGCGCGCCGGGCGAGGCGATGACGCTCTTCCCGGCCAATGTGGAAACGTCCTCGGAAGTTTCCGGTCAGACGCTTCCGAGCGCGGTGGACGGCGCAATTCAGTGGCTCGGTCCTTATGTCGTCAACGCGGCCGGCGCGACGATCGATAAGCTCGCCATCGACTTCGCCTGCCCTTCCGGTCTCTACAAGACCGGCAGCAGCGGCAGCATCAAAAGCGTCACGGCCGAACTCGATGCCGAATATCGTGCGGTTGATGATGCCGGCGATCCGGTGGGCGACGGCACATGGTCGACGCTCTATGCGGAAAATCTGTCAATGGCGACGCGCACGCCGCAGCGCTTCACCAAGACAATTGATGTTGCGCCGGCGCGCTACGAGGTCAGGTTCGGCCGTCATGACAGCCAGACGGACGCCGGAACCGATACGATCGTGTGGGCCGGCCTGCGCGGCTATCTCCGGGATTTCAAGCTTGCGGATGGCGTCACCTATCTCGCCATCAAGATCAAGGCGAACGACCGGCTGAGCCAGCAATCGGCTTCGCAGATCAATGTGACGGCGACGCGCATGTTGCCGGTCTATGATCCGGGCACCGGCGTCTGGTCAGCGCCGCAGGAAACGCAGTCGATCGCCTGGGCGGCGGCCGATATCTGCCGCAATACCGATTACGCGGCGGCGCTCGCCGATTATCAATATGATCTCGCCTGGCTGGCGACCTATGATGGCGTCTGGACCACGCGCGGCGACACGTTCAACTTCGTCTTCGACAGCAAGCAATCGATCGAGGCGGCGTTGCGCACCGTGCTGCGCGCTGGCCGCGCCCAGCCGATCCGGCTCGGCGGCATGCTGGGCTTCGTGCGCGACGAGCCGAAGACGATCCGCCGCGCCGTGTTCACGCCGCGCAACGTCGTCAAGGGCTCCTTCCAGGAGAAGATCGTCCTCTTCGACGACACGAGCCCCGACAGCGTGCGGGTGCAGTACGTATCCGACAACACATGGCGCACCGCTTCCGTCGTCTGTCAAGCGCCGGGCTATTCCGTCGATCAACCCGCCGATCTCCAGCTCGACGGCATCACCGACTATCATCAGGCATGGCGCGAGGGCACCTATGCCGCCGCTTCAAATGCCTTTCGAAGGCGGTTCTTCAGCTTTCAGGCCGAATGGGACGGCCGCATCCTGACCAAAGGCGCCCGGGTGCTTGTCCAGCATCCGATCCTTGAGGCCAATCAATCGGGAGCCATCCTCGCCCTCGATGGCGACACGCTGACGCTCGATCGCGATGTGACGCTCGATGAAGGCGACAATTACCTGACGATCCGAACCAAGACGGGCTTCGAATGGGGCATGGTCAAGGTGACGACCGGCGGCGACGCGCGGACATTGGTGATGGATGCCGCAAGCCGCGCCGATGTGGAAACGGCTATGGGCGCGCTCGCCGACCAGATGCCGGCGGAATCCGCGGAGGACGCGCACTTCATCCTCTATGGCCAGTCAGGGGAGGAATTTTCGGCCCTGGTCGTCTCTTGCGAACCTGACGATCCGGACCATGTGACCGTCACCACGGTCATCGACGATTCGCGCGTCCATACGGCCGATCAGACGCAGACGGAGCCGACCCCGCCGATCGGCAATCAGCTGCCGGTCATCCCGTCGCGTCCGGTCATCGATGTCACGACAGTCAGCGCCTCGGTGCAGAAGGGAACGCTGTCCTATCAGGTTTATGTCGGCTATTCGCCGGCAGTCGGGGCCAAGAGCTACAATGCGGAGGTCAGCTATGATGATCAAGCGACCTGGCAGCCGGTCTATGACGGGATTGCCGTGCATTGGTCCGCACCCGTTCTGGCAACTGCGTTCTTTCTGCGCATCCAGGCGATCGGCGAGCAAGCCGGGCCATTTGTTGTCGTATCGATCAATCAGGACCAGCTGCCCGATCCGCGTTTGAGCGTTGCCGATGGCGATCTCTATCCCATCACGGATGCCCAGGCAGACCAGATCCTCAAGGGCGTACTCTCCTTCATCGGCGACCAGGCCAAAGCTGCCCTTCATGCGGCGCAATCGCTATCGAGCCTTGTCGCCGATCATGTCTCGACAGCCTATGAGAACGTCCAGCAAATCCAAACCGTCCTGACCTCGCAATATCAGGACGCCGATGCGAAGGTCACGGCGGCCTATACACAGGCGATCCTTGTCGCGACCGGACCTGGGTCGGCCATCGTACAGCAGTTGACGACGTTACAGGCCACTATACCGACGCTGGCGACGGCAACAGCACTCAATGCTCTTACAGCCCGCGTCTCCACCAATGAGGGCGATATCGACAGCATCTCAGTCGCGCTGACACAAGTGCAAGCGACCTTGCCGAACAAAGCTGATGCCAGCACGGTTTCCGATCTTAGTTCGGAGGTGAGCACTCAGGGTGGACAGATCACCGCCAATTCGAACGCCATTACCCAGACGAACGCGACGGTCGGAAAGTTTTCAGCAAGCGGGCTCTCACGCATCTATGCCACGGCCACCAATAGCGGTGCAGCTGCAACAGTTGCTTACGGTGCAACGGCATCTTCTGGCGCTGGGAATCCGACAGTTGCGGCATTCTATGCCGATGCGATGTCTGATGGAACAAGCCGGCTCGTCTTGCTGGCGAACCAGACGCTGATCATGGATGCAAATGGCAATCTGGCAGCTATGTTCCAGGCAGGCACCGCGTTCCTTAATTCGACTGTCATTGGCACGGCGACCATCACCTCACCAAAGCTGTACGACATAGAGGCCGAAGATCTTGCCGAGGCGGCATGACCGCGATCAATGCTGTGGTGCTGGCGAATGAGGCGCATCTCTTCACTGACGCCGGCCATTATGATCCAAACAGCCTCATCCTGCGCTCGATCGGCGGCAAGGTGCATATTCTGGCGCGTATCCCGGCCGTGGTGGCGTTCACCGGGCCGTCGCGGGGCGGTGAAGCGATCCTGCGGGAACTGGAGAGACGCGACGCGACGGACCCGTTCGCCGCAATCCAGGCCTTCTGCGGGGCGGTCGGAGAAGAAATCAAAAGGGAGAAAATAGAAGGCCGCTATTCGGCGCTCCTGCTTGGCGCACAGCGCGGTGTGGTGATCGATGAAGCGGGCAAGTTGACGCCGCTCTTTCCCGGCCGCGTGATCAAGTCCCTGCCGTCACCCATCCGGTTCGATCCGGAGGATGTCGTTTCGAGCGGACTTGCCATGGTCATCGATCAACGGGCGCGGCATGGTGTCGTCTCAGGCTATTGCCAGCATACGGTCGTCCGGGAAAGCGGGATCACGTCGAGAATTCTGCACCGCTGGCCGGATGTGCCGGTAGCAGCCGAAGCCGCGACGATCGCTGCCATGATCGCCGATCTGACGGTGGACACGATCAATTTCGCGCCGGGAGCCGTGACCGGCGTCGTTTCGGCAAGCGGCTCGGCAAGCGATATCCAGGCCGGCAATGTCTCGGTCAATTGCCCGAACCCGTTCGGCTTTCCGATCAAGATCCTGACGGACATCGCCTATTCCTATTCCGGGACGGCAGGTTCTTCGAGTGCTTCGATCGAGATCATCATCAACCGGGATGGCGCGCAGCTCTACGACAAGACCATCACTTTCACCGGCAGCGGCAGCAAGTCCAGCAATCTAGCTCCGGCCTTCCTCGATCAAACCACGGCAGGCCACACCTATTCGATGAAGATCACCGTCCACGGCGATCCGAACGGTTCGGGCGGCATAGCCTCCGCCTCGGGCGGCAATCTCGTCTGCCTCTACACGCAGAAATGACATGGCGAACATAGGCGTTGCGCAGGTCGAGGCTTTCCACATTCCGGACGGCGCTGTCTCCGAATATACGACCGGCAGCCGGGCGAGCGACAGCAGCCAATTCGGGACGAAAACGCAGGATGTGACGATCGCGAATGAAGCCGGAACGCCCGTCGAACTGTGGGTCGATGGGCTGTTCACCATCAATTCGGCCAGCGGAGCGACGGTTCAGGGGAGCGCGACGGTCGGCATCAAGAGAAAGAGCGATGGGGTCTATCTCTTTAATTCAGCGCCGGACCACAGCACGAGAGGATCATATTCCAGCCCGGTCAACGGCCAGGCGATCGATCTCAACGCTGCAACGAACCAGACCTACACGATCGAAGTTTCGGCCTCCGCTTCGGGGGGTACGCTGAGCGCGGATAAGACAACCATATCCTGCAACCTGACGCTCATCGCGTCAAAGAAATGACCATGGCCAATATCGCCCAACTCGCCGTCGAGGGGATCAAGATCAAGAACGGCTCGTTGACGCATTTCGTAAGCGGCGGCGGGACATCGATCACGGTTGCCAATGACGGGGAGAACCCGACCTTTCTCTGGCTGGAGAACGCGTCGGGCTCGATGACGGTAACACGCTCGCGCGACGGCGCGGTCATATTCGAGGGCGACGGCTATTTCCGCTCGGTCGCAGCCGATCGCTCTCACCAGGCAACGGAAACCTACACGGCCAACCAGGGCGTCATCCGCGGCGCGAATTTCCGCTGGCGCTGATCATCAAGAGGAAATCATGACGGACAAAAGGGAACAGCCTGGCGCGGCCGCGCCGGGAACGATCGCCATCGATCCGCGCGTGGCGCTGGAGGAACAGGTGGCCCTCGCGGAGTTCTGGCGCAACCGCGCCCTACTCAACGGGCAGAAGGCTTTCGAGCGCGAGGCGGCCATCAACACCGTGCAGGAAGCGACTGCCAAGGTGATTGCCGAGAACGAAGAGTTGCGCAAGGCGGCAGAACAGCCTGCCAACGTCGCGAAGCCCGACAAGAAGGTGAACTGATCCATGGCTGTCATCAACTTGCCCGATTGGGTCGGCGGAACGATCACGCTCACCGCTGGCCAGACCGGCTTTTCCGTCAGCGGCGTCGATCTCACGGTGATCGATGTCCAACCCGGCGATCAGATTTATCACACGACAACCGGCCGTTGGCTCATCATCGGGGCTGTCACCGGCACGACGACGGGCGATCTCGCCTATGCCTGCCCGGCCGATCTGGCGGGAACCGGCCTGGCACTGCGCATCCGCTATCAGCCCGATGTGACCCGCATGCTGGCGGCGCTCCAGAAACTGCAGGCGCTCCGTGCCGGCGGCAATCTCGATGCCTTGGCCGGTCTGACCGGCGCTCCAGACACCGGATTCGCTTTCAACGGCGCCGGCACGATGTTTGAGTATGATTTGCCATCCATAGCGCGCGACTTTCTCGCCGCCGATTTCATGCCCGTCGAACAAGGCACCCACAAAATCAAAATTGATTGGAATTCTGCGGGTTATATGGAGAGCGACATCGACAATGGAGCTGCACTTCTCGGAAGAATCTGGGCCGATTTTGAGGCTGGTCGCAGCCTTTCCTCGCCCGCCGGCTATCAGAAGTTTCCCGGCGGCTTTGTCTTCCAGTGGACCTATCTGACGAACATCTCTGATGTTGCGTGGACGTTTCCCGTCGCGTTTCCGACCGAATGCCTGGGTGCCAGCGCAATCGTTTCCAGAACGCTATGGACGGACGAGTCTCAGGCTTTCGTGCAGACCGACACCAAATCCGTCAACACGGTGAACATAAGGGTAAGGAACACAATTTCAGGTCTCACCGACCCGAGGAACGTTTCTGCTTTTGCATGGGGACATTAGAGCAATGCGATACGCGACTTTCGACGCCAACGGCATGCCGACCGGCTTCTATTCCGACGACGTGCACGGGCCGCGATTATTGCCGGTTTACGGACCTATTCCAGAGCCGACAACCGACGATCCCAACCCCGTCGCGCCCATCATTGGCACCAAGCCAAATCCAGCCTGCATGATCCCGGCCGGAGCCATCGAAATCACCGATGTTCAATGGCAGGAATTCCTTGCGAACCCAGGCCTGCGCAAATGGCAGAACGGCCAACTGGTCGAATATACGCCGCCACCGCCAGTGCCGACAGAGGCCGACTATGGCCGCGCGGTCCAGATCATGCTCGATGCTAAGGCTCAGGAGCGGAGCTACGACAGCATCGCGACTGCCGTCAGCTACAGGGACGATCCGAACGCGACCTATTCTGCCGAGGGGGCCGCCCTGTTCAACTGGCGCTCAGCGGTCTGGACCTATGTCTATCAGCAGCTCGCGGCGGTGCAGGCCGGGACGCGTGCGCAGCCGGCGGTGGCGGATTTCGTGACGGAGGTGGGGACGCAGTGTCCGTTTGAATGGCCGTAATGAAAATGGCCGCTCTCTCCGAGGTAAGAGAGCGGCCGCCGCTGCTGGAATGGCGGGCCGCGTTGCTGGGGTGAACGGGAATGATGCGGCCTGCGTGGCACGAACCACGACGCAATCGATTGGTTCCAATAAAAAATGCCGGCGGTCGGAGGTTGGTGCGTCCTCAGAGGGTGACCGCCGGCGTCCACCCGTGCGTATCGAGTGTGGACTGATTTTCTGCTGCGTCCGTCAATGCGTCAATTGCCGTTCTCTTCATCACAAAGGATGACGGGCTGGACCTCCCGTCCAAATGCGCTGTGCGGAAGAGGAAAAACGCCGGCGGCGCAGGGCAAACTTGGGGGCTTGTCGGCCGCCGGCGGTGCACCCGGGCGTATTCAGGTGCGACTTGAGCTTCAGCCCCGTCAAAAATCGCGTCAATTAAAATTTATAATTCCAACACTCTGACATCAAAGGTGATCCCATGGACCTCTCGTTCAAGGGCGCTGTCGTGCGCCTGAGCGATACCGACCTGCCGCGCATCGGATACGGGATCGGGGTAGGCGAGGACGAAATTCATGCCTTCCTCGATGTCGAGACGGCCGGCGGCGGCTATGATGCTGAGGGCCGGCCGAAGATGCTGTTCGAGCCGCATGTGTTCTTCCGCAACCTTGCCGGCAAGGAACGGGATCGTGCCGTTGCCGCCGGGATCGCATATGCCAGATGGGGCGAGAAGCCTTATCCGAAGGACAGCTATCCTCGTCTGGTGCAGGCCATCGCCATCAATGAGGCGGCGGCGCTCAAATCCGCATCGTGGGGCATCGGCCAGGTGTTGGGCGAGAACTTCGTTGCCGCCGGCTTTGCCTCACCGGAGGATATGGTTACGGCCATGGTCAATGGCGGTGAGGCGGCGCAGCTTCAGGCGGCCGTGAACTTCATCAAGGCCGAGCATCTCGACGATGAGCTGCGCAACCATCAATGGGCGGCCTTCGCGCGCGGCTACAACGGCCCCGGATACGCGAAGAACGGCTATGACAAGAAACTCGCCGCCCGCTTCGCCTGGTGGCAGGGCAAGCCCGACACGCCATGGTCACCGCCCAGCGCGGCCGATCTCGACGCGGCGGCGAAGGCGAGCATCTGCACGAGCTGCGGTAAGGCGCTGGCTGTATGAGCGAATTAAGACACGCCCAACAGGTTCGAAAGCTCGCCAATCAGTTCGTCTTTAGAGGGCTCGAAGAGCGAATCGAGAATTGATCTCATGCTTTTTCGAGCAATGATCTCATTGACCTTTTCGGTTGGTATGATCGGGTCAAACTGACATCGCACCACATGGTCATCGCGCGCCACCAGGTAGCACCCGATCAGTTCCGCGGGTATATCCGCGTCAAACTGCATGTAGAAAAAATCTGGAACGGTTTTCGTCATTCCAAGATCGATGGAAGCCCCGTCCTCCGATATAGTCTGCAACGGGAACGTGGCCGAATGCACTTCGCGAATTCCTCGTGTGGGATAGATCAACTGCACCAGGAAATTCACCTCACGTCTAGGCCATTTCCGTCTTTCAACTCGCGTCGCCCGTGCCATGTGGGAAGTCCTTATTTACTGCTTTTTTTACCAGAGTGTCCCGAATACATTTCAGGTGCGTTTATAATACTGGCTGCATTTTAACGACCAAGACATCAAACTGCTGAAGATCAGCAGCTCGTCGCTTCACCTGCGCATTCCGCGCCCTGATCTCAAACAGGAAGCTCCCTACGCGCATGCTGCTTTTCGCGGCCTGAACCTTTTTGCACTTTCTGCAAAGATCCCGCGCGCGCCGGGTCAGCGCGTAATCTCAAAAGGAAAATCCCCATGAAACGACTGTTCGCGAGCCTCGCGCTCGCCACGGTGCTGCTTGTCCCTGCCGGATGCGCAAAGCTCACCGAAATCCTCAATACACCGGTTCCCGCCGGAACGCTGGAGGGGCTTGTCACGACCGCCAACGCAGCGATCACGACTGCGGACGGCTATATCGCCTATTGCATGCCGAATCCGGCACCGGCCGGTTGCGACGACAGCTTTATCCAGAACCAAGTCTTTCCGGATGTCGAAAAGCTGAAATCGGCCCGGAACAACGCGCAGTCATGGATAAAGGCCAACAACGGCAAAACGCTGGCTCCGGCCACGATCTACGATGCGCTGAACACAGCCCTCAACACCGTCAAGAACCTTGGACTCGCAGGAGCGAAGAAATGACCACAACCCCGACCACTCTTGAAGTCACGCTTTCCGAAGCAAGCGGTGCGGCGGCTGCCATTCTGGCGCTCGCGCGACAGATCATCCCACTGCTGCCGAGCATTCCGAACGGAGTCGGCATGGTTCTCACGGCGCTGGAAAGCGCGCTGCCGCTTATGACCGATCAGATCCCGATGCTCTACCAGGAGATCAAGACCCTGATCGAAGACTTCAAGTCCAAGGGTGCTGCTACTGCAGATCAGATCGCAACTGCCGATGCTCTTATCGCTCAGGTCGATGCGCATTGGGCTGCGACCAAAAGTGCGTACCTCGCCAACCATCCGGCACGCGCTGGAGGTGCGGCCACGGACCCTCAGAAAGCGGCGTAACGGCGGCGGTGGCTCTGCCATCGCCTACGCCGCTTCATCGGCTCTTCTCGATCGTTCCACCGGAGATCAAATCCATGACTTGGCTCAATTCGAACACCTTCCACAACCTGATGTCGCTGATCCTGCTCGTGATCGGCGCTCTCGGCACATTCGACTGGACATCGCTTGGCGCGACACCGGAGACGGCGGTTCACATCGTCAGCGCTCTCGCGCTCATCACAAGCGTTCTCAAGCTTGTGGTGAACGTCTCGCGTGATGGCGTCACAGGGCTGGTGAAGCCCCAGCCGCCGGTAAAGCAGTGAACGACGATCATCGCGAGGCCTTTCGCGACCTCTTCTGGCCGTGCCTGCTCTTTCTTGTGGCCGGCACGGCCTTCTTCATAGCCGCGCTCTTCGTCGGCTGAATTCAGTGCATGAAAGGGCCGGTGGATGCTGACTGGAGACATCACCTGGGGCGACATCACGACAGTGGCCGCAATCGTAGCTGCTGCATTCGCGGTATGGTGGAGGATTGAAAGCCGCGCTGATCAGGTCGGGGACGATGCCGAGAAGTCGGCCAATACGGCCCATGCGGCGGCGTCGCTCGCCCTTACGCAGCTCGCCGAATACAAGACCCATGTGGCCGAAACCTACATCACCAAGGCCGGCATGAAGGAAACGACTGATCAGATACTCGGGGCGGTTCACGGAGTGAAGTCGGACGTGCACGGTCTCAATGAGCGCATCGACCGCATCTTGGAAAACCGCCCGCGAACCGGGCGAAGTTGATCGCGCACCGTACTTCCATTCCCGTATGTTGCCCCGCCGCCTTTGGGTGGCGGGGCCTTTTTGCGTGCGGAGCAATTCCGCCGATTTCCCTTTGTACCGCATGGTGGCGATAGGCGCCCCCGTGAGGCATCACTTCTTTCCCGGCAATGCCTTCGGCTTAAAGGCTTCGATTGCCGCGGCGGCTTGTTTAGCGGCTATCTGGCCTTGGCTGACCTTCGTGTTCAGATATTTTGGAAGCCCGACAGTCAGATACGTTTTCCTTAGCCACTTTCGAAATTCGCCCAAGGCGTCGTCTGGGTAGCAATATGCGGGCTGAGGGTTGGAAAGAGCCTGGGGGAAGTACGTAGGATAATTGTGATCATATTGGCGGCGTTCTCCGTAGATTATCTCCAGGCTGTTTTCCTTCCAATATTTTGCCCATGCGGAGCCGACGCTGATGTCCGGGATGAATTTATTCCCTAAATTCGCACCCTGCCGGATCATAGTCACTAAGACCTCCGCAATTTCCTTGAATACGGAGAAGTAGCCATCCGGAACAGTGTGGTAGGACAGGGACACGCGATCGTGAAACTGGCGCCATGCGATATCGACGGCACCTGTTGGATTGTATCCGACTTGGGAATAGATGAAGTCTTGGAAGCCTTTACGGGCAAGAGTCCGATAACTTTTCAACGCTTGGGCTTGGTTCGCCGTATTCGCTTCGAATGCATAGTATTCGAGGATCGCCATACAGACGACATCCGGAACAATGTGCTGAATGACCCCATCTTTCTCGAGAGCCCAGAAGGCAACTGTGTCGTCTCCGCCATTTTCGCGGATGATTTCGCGGATGCGCTTTTCCCGTGGTTTCAACGGTTCATCAAGCCACTGTGCTGTGATCCTCACAATCATGGAATGGTCTACGCCGCACATCAGAGCGAGGCCACGAAGGGTGAGATAAGGAGTGCCATTGCTCAGCACGCCCATTCCGACGCCGTCGCGCTCTGTTTCAAGTACGATCGAAAAGTCGAACTGGCCCTGTGATGAGGCGGTGCTCGGGAGATTGTCGTTTGACAT